TAGCTTAGATTTTACAAATTCAATTTTTCTTTTTACAAGTAATGTAGGTATCCATGATAATGTAGGAATTAAAACTGTTGGATTTAATGGTAAGCCTAGCACCTATGAAGGAGCTAAAGAGCAAGTAATGGATGCATTTAAGAGAGAATTTGCTCCAGAATTCATAAACCGCATAGATGAGGTCATTTTCTTCAATCAATTAACTAGAGAAAACGCAGAAGATATAGCAAAATTGAATTTACGTAATTTACCTATAAAAATTACAAAAAAACTAGTCTCTCATATAGTAGATAATGCATACTCTGTAGAATATGGGGCAAGGAATATAAAACGCTATATAAAACAGAATGTAACACTAAAATTGGCTGATAAAATCCTAAATGGGTCAGAAGCTAAGAAATTTAAACCTAAATTCCAACAAGGAGAACTCCTTGTAGAAGAAATCTAAAATGTCTACTAAACCTAATACACTTCTCACAAATGCTCGCTTAGCAATAGGCGTAATAGTACCCCTTATTACAGTATTATTCTTCTTTTTTCAATTACAAACAGACATTTTAGCTAACGCTGAACATATTGACCGTAATACTACCTCTATTACAAAAATGGAAAATAAGCTAGAAGGGATGGAAAAAAGTATGAATGAATTAGTAGTAGATATAAGGGTTATGACTGTTCAAATGGATACCATGATGAAGACCATGGAAAGAATGGAAAAGAAACTCGAAAAAGAATAAATATTTTTATTATAATTGGAACTCCTTACACTATAATGGTATAAGGGGTTTTATTTTTGGAAAATTTACAGAATATCACAGGTGTAGTTTTAGCAGGTGGCTTAGGGTCTAGATTAGACCCATTAACAAGAGCTACTAATAAGCATTTACTTCCCGTTTTTGGTGAACCTATGGTATATCATCCAATTCGAACATTAGTAAATGCAGGGATTAAGGATATCCTAATTGTAACTGGAGGTCCTCATGCTGGAGATTTTATTAAAGTTCTTCGAAATGGGGAGGATCTAGGGTTAGATAGATTAAATTATGCTTACCAGGAAGGAGAGGGAGGTATAGCACACGCTCTAGCTATGGCACAATCGTTTGTAGGCTCTAATAAGTGCGTTGTAGTGTTGGGAGATAATTTAATTTTTGAGGACGTCTCACAGGCTGTAAACCAGTTCTCATTCGAGAATGGAGGAGCTCATATATTCACTAAAGAAGTTTCTGACCCTGAAAGATTTGGAGTGGTAGAATATGCTCCTGTAGGAAATTCAATTCAAGATATATTAGAAAAGCCTGCAATACCCCCCTCCAATGACGCTGTTATTGGGCTATACATGTATGATAACACTATTTTTAATAAAATCAATTCGCTTTCTCCTTCAGAAAGAGGGGAATTAGAAATTACAGATATTAACCGAATGTACCTTAAAGAAGGAACTCTCACGTCTCATAAGATAAATGGAGCCTGGTTAGATTGTGGAACTCCACAGTCCCTAGCGGAAGCAAACGCTATAGTGCTAGAAGACTATAAAAATACTCATTAATGGAAAACATTTTAATTACCGGAGGAGCTGGATTTATAGGTTCCCGATTCGTACAGCATATTTACGATGCTACTGACTATAACATCACCGTATTAGATAAACTTACCTATGCGGCTGATAGTGATAGAATCCCCAAAAATATAAAAGAAGATGAAAAACGTTTTAACCTGGTTGTTGGCGATATTACTGATATTTCCTCTACTGACTTGCCTCCTCTTAGTTACATTGTTAATTTTGCCGCTGAGTCTCATGTGGATAATTCTATATCCGATGGTAGACCTTTCGTTCGAAGTAATATCGAAGGGGTCTTCAACCTCCTCGAAGTAGCAAAAGAGCAACCTAAATCGATATTTAGGAAGTTTGTACAAGTTTCTACTGACGAAGTTTATGGGGATATGGAGGATTTACATGGCTCTCCCGAAGCTACAGAATCCTTTTCCTTGAAGCCTTCTTCTTATTATTCAGCCTCTAAAGCCGCTGCAGAAATGTTAGTTTTATCAGCACACAGAACTTTTAATTTACCTTATCTAATTACTAGATGTTGTAATAATTTTGGACCTGGGCAACATGCTGAGAAATTCCTCCCTACTGTTTTTGAGTCTATGAGAAATAATAGACCTATACCTGTGTATGGAGACGGACTTCAAATTAGGGAATGGATTCATACTGACGACCATGTAAGGATAATGACAGACCTTATGAAATCTAACTATATTGCTGAGACCTATAACATCGGCTCAGGATTTTCATATACTAATTTAGAAGTAATTGAGAAAATTTCTGAAGCTTTAGATATGCCTGCTAATATTGAATATGTACCAGATAGGCTAGGACATGATAGAAAATATGCATTAGATTGCAAGAAGCTAACAGCTTATAGAGGAGATAGAATCTTTACACCATTGGAAGTATTTTTACAAAGTGAATCGGGAAATTAAAACAATTTTACTGACAGGAGGTACTGGAACATTAGGTTCAACTCTCCTACCATTATTAAAAGAAGCCGGGTACAAAGTATTCGCACCAACTCATGAACAATTTCCAGTAGAAGATATTATTGGAGTGAGTGAATATTTAAAAGACGATAAGAGATTTGATTGTATTCTTCACTGCGCTGCTTGGACAGACGTTAAAGGCGCTGAAAAACCTAAAAACAAAGAAAAAGTAATAGAAACTAATATATATGGTTGTATGAATATGAGGGTAGCTGCTAAAAGGCAACCTAGAAAAACCAAAATTGTATACATTTCAACCGATTATGTATATGATGGAATGGAAGGAGGTTACACGATTAAATCTAAGCCTAATCCTGGAACATTCTATGGATGGTCTAAGTATGCAGGAGAAGCATATATGGCGCCTACGGATTTGATTATTAGAACCTCTTTCTGTAAAAGGGGGACTTGGGGACCTACAAAAAAGCATTTGCAAGCTGTATTTGAAGATATTTATACTTCTAAAGATTGGGTTGACGTCATTGCACCTAAAATTGTAAAGGCTTTAAAACGTAAAGGTATCATTCATATTGGAACTAAGCGTAAATCATTAGAGAGCTTAGCTAAAGAAGACTATCCAGATATTAATATTATTTCCCACAAAACCGTAAAATTAGGTTATAATTATCCTGTAGATTGTTCGTTGAATTAACCTATATAACACGAGGATAACTTAATATGGCTTACGGCTTACCAGGAACACCAACAAATCAACACACACGCGAATACGGATCACTAACGTCTTCTTCTACAATAATTAACGGAGTAGGAGAATCTGACATGCTCCCAGCTCCGGGAGTTGGATATCATTATAAAGTATGGGGAGTTGTAATGAGTACTGCAAATGCATGTGTAGGATACGTAGAATCTATAGAAGACCAAGCTGATATTTTAACAGGCGCTTGTAAAATGGAAGGTCCTTTGGTCTGTATGCTTCCAGTACCTATGCATATTGCCGATAATACTGGACTCCAGTTTAGAACTATTACAGGTTCTGCTGGTAATTGTATCGCAACTGTTTACTACACTTCTCACCATACGGCACAGTAACCCATGGCAAAGTTCATTGGATATCTTGAAGATGCAACAGCTTCATCTACTATAGTTACCGATATTGCAGAAAGTTTAGATATATCTGGCTTAGTTGATGTGTCCGGAACCTCATTAGATAATATCTTAACTAAAGTTACAGAGTCTAACACAGCCTTAGATACTATTGCAGCTAATGTACTAGCTACTAGCGCAATTTCGATAGCAGGAACTGTTACAACGGCAGCCCCTGTAAACCAAAATGTATCTGGCGTATCCTTAGACGCTATTAAAGTAGCTACAGAAGCAATACAGACAGACGCAGCTGCGATGGAGGTTTTACTGACAGCTATTGATGCTGATACTAATGCTATTAAAGTAGATATCGCTGCTAACGAAGTATTACTTACAGCCATCGATGCTGTACTGGACACTATTAAAGTAGATACAGAAGCTATTGAAACGGCTGTAGAGGGAACTTTAGATGTCGCAGTCCAACCTTCTACCTCAGCATATCTAAGCCATGTATATATTGATTTAGATGCCACAGGAGATAACCCTGCAACTAACACCGAAGTAGTAGCTGCTCCTGGCGCAAGTAATAAGTTGGTCATTTATGGAGTACAGGGGAGTATCGTAGGGTCTGCAGATTCAGCAGCTGGTAATTGGTACTTATCTGATGGAAATACATCCGCAGCAACTACATTATGGACAGGAAGAGCACAAGGACTTACAAATACACAGTTTGAATTAACATTCCCTTATGGTGTAGCACTAACTGCTAACACAGCTTTAAAGGTTACATCTACTGAATCATCTGGACATATCTTTATTAACGCAGTAGTATATTATAGATCAGAGGCAACATAATGGAAAATCAACAAGAATATGCTATACGTATTACTAAGAATGGAGAAGAGATAGCTAAAGATTTTCTTACATTAAAGGAAGCTATGGATTGGGCACAGATATTTGCAGGGGATATATTAGCAGAGATTAATTTCGAAACTTATACAAAATCAAAATTACTCTTAGATTAGTTTCATAATAGGATAAAAAATACTATAATATAGTATGGATAACAATACATCTAAAATCACGGGATTTGTGAAAACAAATTTCTTTAAAATTATGGGAGTTTTTCTAATTATTGGTTTAATCCAATATGCATGTTCCGATAAACAAGAACCTGTAGAAGAAACTAACCCTGCCCTCATTACTGTAATAGACCGCTTCGACGAGAGTTAATCTTTATGCGTAATGTAGAGGAGATAAATCATCCTGAACATTATAATATTGGTATAGAAACTACTGATTATATTAAGTCTTGGGATATGAATTTTGTGGAGGGTAACATCATTAAGTATGTTACTCGCTACAGATATAAGAATGGAATAAAAGATTTACTAAAAGCTAAATGGTACCTTGAAGATTTGATAAGTCAAATTGAAAATGATGAAAAGTCAAAGAAAGGTTATACAAAGCAAGACTCAAAAAAGTCAAAGGAACTTCTATTAGAGGTAAGCAAACAGATGTCCCTAAAAAAGTCAAACAGATGAAGCATTATACAGAAACACTAGCATATAGTCTATGGGTAGCCACTTTAGCTGCTTCTTCTATTATGTTACTTTGGAATTCGTTTCCTTCCGCAGAAAGTATTTTATTTTCTATTAGTGTTAGTTCATTATTTTATTTAACTTACGTAGATATCAAAAAAAACAATGAGTAAAAAAGTCAAAGAAGAGACCCATACCCCTAAAAAAGTCAAAGAAGAGGTTCAAGTTGTTACAGGTGAAATTCATCTTTTAATTTATCAAGTTTCTGAAACTGAAGAAAGAATATTATCATCTTACAATTATAAAGAAGATATATTATTTTTAATAAATGAGTTTTCAAAAAGTCAAAAACTAAGAACTGACTATGACATTGAAAATGTTGAAAACTTAAAAATGATTTCAATTCCTTTAGAAAATAATTATGGAATTGAAATACCAAGTTCTCAAATTAGAAAACAAGAATTAGATAAACTGTTTTCTGATTTAGATAAAACAATTTCCGAAATGGAACAATCTCAACCTGAGAAAATCAATTAACATAATTATGAAAGATAACATTAAATCTTATTTAACGGAAGCCTATGAAGGGTATTCCAAAAGTTTAACTCAAGTAGATGAGTTTCTAGCACAGCAAGAAGAACAACTACAACAAGCAAAAGAACATCGCGAAACAATGGTTTCTAAAATTAAAGAACTTAAAGATATGCTCGGAATTGAGGATACTAAAGAAGCTGTAATAGAAGAACCAGAACCTGCGCCCGTGTAACATAATAGTTACAATTATAAATTAGGGATACAGCTTTATGCTATATCCCTTTTTTTATAACAATACCACAAACCGAAATCCGCCGAAAAAATGACTGGAAAGTTGTAATTCTGAATCAAGTTTACGGCAACCAAAGAATGGCGTGGCAATATATTATAGTCCTATATCGACAAGTAATAAATCTTTCTAAGGGGCGAACTTTTAAGAACTTAGGAAAAGTAAACTAGAATGGGGCGGAAAGGGGCGGATTAGAAAAATAAATACTTGTGAATAAAACTTTCACAATTCCGCCCTATGGACTATAATATACTGTAGGCGATGATACTTTCTATAAAACTCTCTTAATCAGACCATAGTGCGTCTTGAGGAGAAACTTTGTATCATCGTTTACATTTTCTAACAATTTTTTTAACAATCAAATAATAATAACATGGCTAAAACCAAAGCAACTAAAACAAAGCGTTCGACACCTATGTACCCTCGTGCTTTCCGCTATCGTGCAAACGGAAGTGAAAGTAATCGTAAGGTATTAGTAACAGCGCAAAATCAAAACTCTCTACGAGGATTTGATATTTCCGAAATGACGGCTCGTCAAATCAACTCTCTTGAAAAGACATGGAGTAAAGTTCAAAACTTAAACATTCCATTGGCTGATAAAGAATCAAAAGCAATTTCTTCATCTAAGAACGCTAGAACATCTTTTAAGTCTTTTAAGCAATCTCGCGTAAGATACTTCCTAAAGAACAGTTAGGTTTTTGTAAAGTGTGTTTATACCCATCACTTATAGTGGTGGGTATTTTACGTTCTACTAACAACTTTCTAATTGAAATATAAATAACCCTCTAAACAGGGTTGTAAAATACCAAAATTGTGGTATAATGATTTTTCACAGGGCATGATTAGCCCCCTCTCTAAACACTTTAATCAACACTATGACTTCTAACTTCGTAATTGAAAAAACAAAATCAGACATTTGTAAAGCACTTGTCGAAACAGGTAAAAACGTTCTTCTCACAGGAGGAACAGGTTGTGGCAAAACAACTTTCGCATTGGAAATGGCAGAAGAATTAAATCTTAATCCTGTCGTAATAAATTGTGGTTCTACACAAGACGCTCGTTCTGCGCTAATCGGATATTTCACTCTAAAGAATGGCGATACAGTATTTCAAGAAAGTGATTTACTAAAAGCTATTCAAGAACCAAATACTATGGTTATACTAGATGAATTATCAAGAGCATCAGATGACGCACTAAACATCTTATTCCCATTATTGGATTTCCGTTCAGACATTCGTGTTGAAGAACGTGATGAAGATAGAATGGTAAAAGTTGCTGACAATGTTAAGTTTGTAGCAACTGCAAACGTAGGATTAGAATACTCAGCTACTCGTAGTATTGACCGCGCTTTGCAAGACCGTTTTCTATGTTTCAACATTCCTTATATCACACCTACGCAATTAAATGGTTACATTAAGAAATTGCATGGTAAAGAAATTGCTGACCAAATGAAACCACTTTCCCAAGTTTATGGATATACACATAAGATGGTAAAGAAAAGTAAGATTGGCACAGCACTTTCTACTCGTATGATTCTTGATGTTGTTCCTTTAGTTTCTAAGTTTACAATCGGACAAATCCTTGAGAATGTTATTCTTTCAATATACCAAACTGATAGTTCTAGCATTATATCAGATGCTTCTATTATTCGTGAATATGCAGATAGTGTAGGAATCACTTTTAAGAAGTAGAATGTCTAATCCTAATACTGAAATCGAAAGTTTTGAGGTAACAGACTTAAATGCTGATTATCTCAAAGCTTGGTTAGAAGAAGATTTAGATTCAATAGATGAAAAGACTTTGTATGACCTACAACAGCTAATTTCACATTACGCTAGTATCATTGTTCCTAATACTAATGTAAAAGTTGAATATCCAACATCTCTTGACGCATCTGCTTGTGCAGATACTGATAAAGATATTGTGTTTATTCCAACTTCAACATTACTAGAAGGAGAATTAGACCATACTATTGGTTTAATGATTCATGAGTTACACCATATTAAATTATCATTAAAAGGTTCTGAAATCTCAGAAATATGTTTTTATATGATAAACAAGGTGTTGAAAAATACTTATGTAGGAAATGATGATGATGGTTGGGAAAGTCTTTTTGAAGTTATACAATCTAATAAAGCAGTTACAATGTCTGATTTAAGAAAGGTTTATGAAGGACAAAATCAAGAACCTAATCCCCAAGAAAACTTTTATCTAAAATCTATTAAAGGTCTTGCAATGTTGTTAAACTGTGTTGAAGATGTTAGAATTGATAACATGGCACAGTCAAACTTAAAGAAGTATGTTGATAAAGGAGATGCGTTACACGCACCTCATTTTATTGAAAAGTATAATGAAGGTAAGTTTGAGGAACGTAACATTGAAAATACAGGATACAAGTTCTTGTTTCATCATAAGGATTTTCTCCATGATGATTATATAGATTCAACTTATCCTAATTTGACTGACCTGTTAGATTCTACTCCTCTTGAATATATCCCTGTAATATTTGATATTTACAAAAATGAAATTAAAGATTTCGTTCTTGAGCAATACGATAATCAAGATATGCCAACTGAAAGTTCTAAAGGTGGAAACTTAGACGAACTTTTAGAAAGTGAGGGAGAAAAAGATTCTAAGCTTAATTTAAGTAATGATTGTGAGATTCCCGAAAGTGAGTTTGTTAAATCATCTAACGAAAATAATAATGCAGATGACAAGAAAGCTATGCGTGAGTTTAGAAAGGAATATGAACCACAATATATTCCAATAACTCCAACATTAGCTGATAGTATAGATGTTATGGGTAAAGTTAAAATCCATACCACAACAGAAGAATTGATAAATCATCATAGTGAAGATGATTTTATCGAATACTCATGCGTAGTTTATGATGACTGCGCTTAATCGAAATACAATAACCAAAAATAATAATTACAATGCCGAGCAACCAACCTAAAACAACTGATGAACTTTTTGAAACTAAGTTCTCAGTTAGACCCACACTAAAGTCTCCTCTACAAAGAGTTGATAAATTAGATAATTCTTTCCTATCTAAAGTTTCAGATGAGGAAATAAACTCGTATCAAGACGAATTAGATACTTATACACAAGATGTGTATAGACCTACATTGCGTGAGCAAGAAAAGGTTATGGACTTCATTATTCAAGCTGTGAATAACATCTTTGGTTCTAATAGTAAAGAAAGTAAATATTTTCATCGTGCTGTAAGTAAAGGAACTTTAATATCTACATATTTCAATGAATTGTCTTCTAATACTGAAGTTAGGAGAGCAGTTGCGGAAGCTAGAGAAAGTTCTCAACACACTTCTACTGTAGCTTTAGCAGATAATGATGTAGAACAAATTGATTTAGCAATTAAATACTTAATTGGTAAAGGTTTTAGTTACGGAGAAGATTTTACTTCAAGTAACGCAGTTAATATCGCAAAATCAGAAATGGCTCACGACATTGCAACATCAGATACTTTGAAAGATTCTTTTATCTCTCATAGTGATGAATGTTCTGAAGTTTGTCGTTCTCAAGAGTTTACAATGCAACTTCATGAAAATGTAATGCACAATGAATGTGCTTGTGGAGTTGTTGCTTATTCTACAGAAATGGAATTAGGCGTAGACGAAACAGGTAAAAACATAATTGTTAAAATGGGAGAAAAATCCTAAATGGCACAAAACAATTATGTAATTAGTGCGGAGGAGATTTACAGAGATAATGTTCCTAGTGATGTTGTAAATGCTAGAGACATTATGGAACAAATGTTTTCCAAAAAGATTAACCTCCTTTTGGAAAGCAAACGTCCTCGTAAATCTTATTCAACTAAAGGAAAACTATGTTCTCGTAGATTATATCAAACTCCTTTT